GATTCTCAATGGACTGATGAACGCTTATTAACTGAAGCCAAGTATTGATACAGTTTCTAACCACAACCATAACCTATACACCTTACCCCTGGCAGTCACTTAAACGCTGTCAGGGGCTTTTCTTATTTACAAACAGGGTAATCAGTAGAATTACTTTTTTCTAGCCATCTGTTCTACCCACACCCCATTACCTTTGGCTTTTAACCATTCTGCTGCTAACTTAGTTAGCTTGAGTTGAACACGAACAGATACAGGCTCACCGTATTTGGTGTAGCCTTGGGGGCGTCCACGTTTCTTTTTTTCAGTCATTATGCTTGTACCCATCCATCGCTGTACAGGTAGTATGTTGATCGGGTTTCCCATGTGTCCGGCTCAGTATTGATATCACGCGATTTTATAAGGGCTTTTTCTTCTAATGTCACTTGCCCAGTAATATCCAAAGGCAACACGTATTGCGCATAAGCCTCTGCCTCTGCTCTTTTTTTAAAAACAGTGGTCTCTTCGTGTGTTTCAGGGTCAGTAAAATCCCAAACAGATTGATCTTTACCAGGCTGAAACCCGTTCAAGGTAGCTGCTGACATTACGGCTGAGTGTGGAATGTGTGAGACTTCGTATATTGTCATTTTGCAAGTCCTTATAAATTGAAACCCCTACTAGGCAAGCCGTTCGGGGTTTCTCGCGAAAGAAAGTTAGGCGGTTTGACTCAACCATTCTTTGATAATTTTTAAGTGACTATTGCGTTTCCATTCCTTTAAATTAGTTTGTTTTGTCCCGAATATATTGAGGGTTAATGGAGACCATTGCACAGAGTATTCCACCCCGTAAACCTTTACTAAAGCCCTGCCACCTTCGTTATCTGGGTATACAACTTTATCAATAACTTGGAGTGTCATAATTCAGTTTCCTTTCGCGAGGCCACCAACTCGATGGCTTATGTAATTATATTACTCCCATTAAATCAATAAATCAACAATTAGTTTACACAACTTAATTCAAACAAAGTATAACCCCTATAACCCACTGGTAAACTACAGGTACAGTGCAGACCTGCAAGCCATGGTAATATATATTTTATGGACAGTATAGACAGCGGCAGTGGCACAGTGGACACTCAAGACCTTGAAGCCAAAGCACAGCAGCGCAAGGAATCAGCAGAGGCTGTGAAGCTGCAAAAGGCTTTGAATATCGATCCATCATTCACCCCACCGCCAAAGAGGCTTTCAGTGCATTCTTTGACCCCATCGGATAGCAGACCCCCAGGGCGGCCATCAAAGTATGATCCATCCATGTGTGAAACAATGCTTAACCTGTTCCGTGAGGGCGCCAGCATCAGTAAAATCTGCTCAGAGTTGAATATAGCCAGGTCAACCTTTTTCAGTTGGTTAGACCCACGGCTAGGGTCTTATCAGCAAGAATTCGCTGAAGCTTTCTGGCTAGGCAAAGAGCATTCGCAAGCGCATTGGGAAAGCATTGCTGAAAACTATATGATTGAGTATCAAAAGGGGCCTAAGTTAAACACAACAGCGTGGTCATTCATTATGAAAAACCGCTTTGAAGACTACCGCGGGGATGGTGGAATCACTATTAACAACACAATGGTCAATAGTTCAACATCGTATTCAGAGTTGGCACAGCTGTCTGATGATGAGTTAGACGCTAAATTAAAAGAGGGGCTGTAACACAGATGAGTGCGCAATCAAGCAACTTGTGTCACACAGTGGGTAATACAACAGAGCTAGGGTTTTTTGATTATCCGGAAGGAATCACAGAGCCTGAACGGGTGCGATTGAATAAAATCAAGCGGGTGCAACTGGCTGAATCAGCTAAAAAGCCCAATGTTAAAGAGATGTTGATTGAGAAGTGCCGCAGAGACTGTTGCTTTTTCATTAACTACTTTGTGTATACATACGACCCGCGCACCAAAGGGCAGATTCCCTTTGTGTTGTACCCTTTCCAGGTGGACATTATCAACAAGCTGGTGCACTCGATTGATACACAAGAAGACATCCTCATTGAAAAGAGCCGGGATATGGGCGTCAGCTGGTTAATACTTATGGTTTTCTTGTGGTTTTTCCTGTTCCGGCCGGGGTGCAACTTTAAAATCGGTTCTAAAAAGGCAGATGATGTGGACAAGTTGGGGGAGATATCCTCCCTTATGCCTAAAATCCGCTTTGCTATGCAGTATCTGCCGTTGTGGCTACTGCCAGACGGTTGGAACGCGCGCAAGCATTCGTGCTTCATGTCTATCAAAAACCCTGCAAACCATAATTCTATCGATGGGGAATCATGCAACCCTGACTTCAGTCGTTCCGGACGGTATCGCGCTGTGCTTTTTGATGAGTTTGCCTTCTGGCCATTCAGCAACCCAGCTTGGGATGCTGCCCAGGGGTCTACCAACTGCCGTATAGCTATCAGTACCCCGATGGGCAGAAACAATCGATTCGGGCGGCTGGCCTGCGGAAAGCCTGAAGACTTGCTGCACAACAAAATGACTATCCATTGGAAGTTGCACCCACTGAAGGATGAGGCCTGGTATCAACGGGAGTGCAAACGGTCAACACCAGACGCAATCGCGCGTGAATTAGATATCAATTACAGCTTGTCAACCCGTGGGGCTGTCATCAAAGAGTTTAAGCGCGGTTTCCATGTGGTATCACAGCCTTACCAATTCAATCCAGAGTTGAAAACGGTTGTATCATTCGACTTTGGAACAACCAACGGGTGCTTGATAGGGCAAATTGATAAGTATGACGCGCTGCACGTATTTAAAGAGATTGTGCTTTATGAAAATGGGAATGATGATCACCTGGCGCAGGCAACGCTGGCCTTTTTGGCAACACTAGACTTCAGTATTCACAAGCCTGAGTTTACAGCGGACCCTTCCGGACGCAACCAGCTGGGCTCTGTTGAAGATGATGAAAAGTCCACACACATTAAAATATTAGAAAGCCACGGCCTGAGCCCTATTTCCTATCGCAAGGCAATGGTGATGACCAGCAGAGAGAAAAAAGGGATAGCATTACTGCGCAACCTGTTCAACAGACGGAACACACAGGGCAATGAATACATTCAAATCTATGAGCCCCATTGTGAAACCCTAATACAGTCACTAGAAACTGAATACAAATACAAGCTTGACCGCAACGGGGAGCCGCTGGACATCATTGAACAGAAACACCCCTGGGAGGATGTTGTAGACATGTTGCGCTATATTGCCATTGAATTTTATTCAACAGACGGGATGGAAGCGCGCGGCCGGTTTAATGCCAGCGATTATATGGACCAACCCCCAGAGGTCACATTCGCTTACTAGTGTCACACCACAGTATACTTGTACTTGGTAGCAACAGCAGTAGCAACCGTGGTAGCAACAGCGATAGCAATAACAGCAGGAAGGGTGCAACATGTACGAAGTCAATATGGAAACCCCGGCAGAAGATCAGCCACTATCAAAGGACGAGGAGGGGATTGTTGTCCGTAAGTTGACGGAGATATGGAACAACGGAGAGAGGGCTCTTTATGAAAGCCGCGCTAAGAAAAAAGACTTAGTCAAGGCGTACAATGCCCAGCACTTAGTTAGACCTGATAAGGGCCGCTCAGATGCTTACCTGCCAATGGTTTACAACGCGATTGAAATCGCTCATGCTCGACTGGATGGCGCATTGCTACCCACAGAGGAGGAAGTTTTTACAATATTGGGTGAAACAGAGGATGATGCAAAGGCGTGCGACATCATCAGGGACTACTTGAAAAGTTTAATCAAAAGCAATGATGGTTATGATGTCATCTCAGATGCCATTAAAGAAGCGCTGTTTGGTGGTGAAGCGGTAGTCAAAGTAACAATGAAAAAAAATACAGCCGTGGCCACGCAGACGACAACCCAGCCAGTCTTTGATACTGATGGCAACCCAATGATGGATACCCTTGGGCGGCCAATGACAGAGCAAGTAGCGCAGCAGGTGGAGGAATTAAACTTTTACGGCTGTGTCTTTGAGTTGATTCAGCCTGAAGATTTCATTATGTACCCTGTGACCGGCTCATCTGAGCGCGCAACAATGGCCCATCGCGTGTACAGATATTATGATGAGCTGCTAGAAGGGGAACAACTGGGCTTGTATCAAAATGTGTCTGATATACCTTATGACCCGCAGCAGGATGAAAGCAGTTATTCAAGCAATGGAGAGTTGATAGACGCTCACAAGCGCGGGCTTTGCCTCAAAGAGTATTGGATCAGCCGCATCAATATCAAGGGCCGTATTTACAAAAATATGGTTGCCACAATTGTTGATGATAAGTACTTAATCAGGTTTAATAACAACCCGCTGGATTACGGATTGAAACCCTTTGCGCATGTGTCACTCATCAAGAATTACACCACTGAAGGTGGACTACAGAATACAGGCCATGGCATCTGTCATCGTGCCTTTGAACTCCAGCGTATTATGAATATGATTGCAAATCAGGTGCTTGATGAATCGCGCAGCAAGCTGTTTGGGATGTGGAAATACAAAGACGACGGCGTTTTCAACCCAGCCACGTTTGTTTTCAGGCCAAATGGCTTGGTAAAAATGAAAGACCC